ACCCAGGCCGTGGAACCGGTTGCCCGCGATGGTGTGAGGAACATCCTGGATCCGCTTGTGGTCAACACCCGCAAAGATTACCTGTTTCAGGTCTGGCAGAAAAAACCGTTGAAGGCATTCATCAATATGATTGCAACCGTCATCAACCGACGGTTCCGGAAAATCCGCCTCAACACCTTTCCCTTTGTGCTCTACTTTGAACCTGCAACGTTCTGTAACCTGAGATGTCCGTCTTGTGCCACCGGCACCGGTCGCTTGACACGTCCCAAGGATCTTGTGGATGTGCAGCACTTTAAAAACACCATCGATGTGTTGGGCGATTATCTCTTTCAGTTGGAGGCCTATAATTGGGGCGAGCCCTTTCTGCATCAGGATGCCTGTGAGCTGATTCGCTATGCCACCGACAAGGGTATTGTGGTGGAACTCAGTTCGAATTTGAGCGTGAAACTGAGTGAAGCATTCTGTGAAAACATTGTAAAATCCGGCCTGCATCTTCTCAAAGTGGGTGTGGATGGTGCGACCCCTGAAGTCCACGGACTGTACCGCCGGGGCTCCAATCTGGAGACCCTGCATGACAACCTGCGAAAAATCGTGGCGGCCAAGAAACGGCTGCAACTTTCAACCCCCCACATTCACACGTCGTTTCACGTGTTTGCCCATAACGAACATGAGATTGCGGAATATCACCACCAGATGGAAGCGATCGGTGTGGATTCCCATAACGCCACCGGCTCGTGGCTTCCACCCAACAGTGAAGTGACAAGGCCGCAGAATGAAAAATACAACCTGTACAAAGGGGTGAACCAGGCACGGAAAAAGCTTCGGGAGAGCGACCAACCCATCAAGGCATGTTCCTGGCTCTATTACACCACGACCATCAACCCCAACGGGAGTGTTTCTCCCTGCTGCGCCGTAACCCAGGGGCACCTGGATTATGGCTTTATGGATTTATCCTCCCAGGATTCGGTCCGCCATTCCTTTCAATCCATTTGGAATGGCAAACGATACACCCAAAGCCGCACAATATTTGCTGAGCCTGCAACCCTTGCCAGTTGGAAGCAACGGAATGTGCAAGATGCGGTGATTGACGGGATGGGATTTTCTCAGACGGAGATGACGGAAGAGACATTGATCTGTGCCGAATGCCCGATGGCGGACAATCTGGATCGCTGGCAAGAATTGGTGGGTCAAATTTATCGCCGCTTTAGAAACGAATACAAAACCGCGTTGAAAACCAGACGGTATCATGATGTTCCTGCCAACTGGCTCAAAGCCAGTCTCTTAAAAGTGGCGCTAAAAGTTCAGGAAGCCTGATTCGGATGTTATCAGGATCGTTGAACGAATTTGCTTCTCCTTCCAAAGTCTTTGGTGAATAGGTGTTTTGCAGACCCCATCGGGGATTGGAGCTTTATTATCGTCATGCAAAACAAAAAGGCTTGACAGGACATGCTGTAGATCAGCCGCCTATTATGCTATATTTGTAGTATAATGTGGTCTATAGGAGGGGGTTGAAGTGGAGTATTGGGAATTTGTACCGTTTCAGGATGAGATCCATTCGCTGGATCACCTGCGAACCAGGGAGAACGATGAAATTGCACAACGAAATATGGAGGAACGCTGGGAGCTTCTATATGAAGGCATGAAGACCTTGACGTTATGTGAATATGAAGTCATTGCCAGACGCTTTGGGTTTTATGACGATGATATTCATACCCAACAACACATTGCCGATATGTTCGGCATCAGCCAGCAGAGCGTCGCTATGACCGAAGCCCGGGCCATCAAACGTTTGAGAACATGGTTTGCCGGATTGGAGCCCTTTACCGGGCGGATTCAGGAAGCCCAAATCGAGGCGGGATATTGGACCCTGTTACAACGCATTCTGATGACGGAAAGCACCATGAATACGGAGTTGCCTTTAAACAGTGACCATAGCCCCCACCCTAACCCGAAAAGGGGGAGGGGATTCCGTTGGAATGCTTCCCGGAAAGTTGATAGGGGACTTAATTATAGCCCTTTCAATACAAATCCGTATAAACAGCAGGCCGACAAAAAACGGGTCGCTGGAACAGATGAAACAGGAGGAGGGATGGAAGATGACAACCAGAACAACCAACAAACATACCTACCCGGGACACACTTGCCCCAGGTGTCATAGCCCGTTACAGCATCCCGTGGGAATACGCCCGCGGTATGAAGAGGCGCTTAGTCCCAGTGGGGAACGGGTCGGTACCTACCGCTACCTGTTGCGGAAATGTCGCGGCTGTTGCCAGTCCCTATACCTGCGGCAGTTTAAGTTCGATACGGAGCGCAGCTTTGAGAAAGAAATGGACACGTTTGTCGCCATTCAGGAGTATTTGAGCGCAACGGAAACGCAGTACAGGCCTATGTATATTGGTGTGATTGTCAGTGAGTACACAAACCGGATCAGCCGGGGGGCTGATCGCTACAGGGCTTGAGGGAATACAGCCCTGGAAGGGGCAAATGATACTTCACCCTTCGGGTACCCTTTTCCGTAAGACTCGCTAATGCTCGTCAACGGGGAAGCTGCGGTCAAGCTGCAAAAACAGAAGAGAAGACGATAGACAGAAGGAGAACAAAGAGACGATGGTGACACGTAAAGCCGCGCGAAAAACGAAAACGGCGCCGGTATTACCGGCACCCAGACAGTGGAGCAAACAGGCGGTTCTGGCGATCGGCAAAGACTTGATCAGCTGGCTTCGGGCTTCGGAAGACCACATCTACTGGGAAGAGTTCTGGGTTATTGAAAAAGAACTGCCACGATCCCTTGCCCTGGAATTCTGTCAGCACTACGGAGGGTTTAAGCCTGTTTTTGACCTGGCCGAGGAGATCCAGACAATAAAACTCATGAAAAAGAACGGACGGAAAGGCAATTTCAAGGATCTGCCTCCTTCGGATAAAGTCGCAGGCAGTCTGGATCGCACAGTGCTTGCCCGAATGAGCGATGCCGAACTGATGGCCCGGATCAAGGAACTGACCCGGGAGGTGGAGTAGGGCTAAATGATGGTTATAAACGGGGGATTTGACGAATATACCTCCCCCGGGGGATTGGATTGTTATCGGCTGCCGAGGCCGTAGCGCCTTTGAGGAAGCTTGACTTTGGGTTCTTCGTTTTTGAGCAGACCCATCAGTTTTTGTTTTTCACGATGCTGGGCTTCGGCTTCCTCGATTTCACGGAGGGATTTAACCGTAACACCTGCAATGGCCGCGTTCTCTTCAGAACAATTCAGGCAAAACCTGCCACCCATTTGATTGTGATCAATGATGGCGCCACAGGACTTGCACGGGTACTTGATAAAATCGCCCATCGTTCCCAATTGCCCGGTGAGCATCAGTTCAGAAATGTCTTCCACCGACAGCCCCACCTGATGGGCCAGCGCATCAATGACAATGCCACCCTGGGTTTTGCTACGCTGAAGGATTTTGTATAGTTCCGAGAACTTTTCCTGCTCCAGGGCCAGGCAGCCATGACAACGGTCGGCACCGCCCCGCGTCCGCTGGTACATCGTTTTACAACGCCTGCAATTTGAAAGTTCGACTCTGGACATTACTGATTCCTTCTCTATGTCTTTCCTTCAGGCGACTAGAATGCCGCCAATTTCATCAATCGTCGTAAATTGCTGCATTTAATGCAGTAGCGGCCCCGTCGATCCTGCCGCGATACCTTGGTTTCGCAGCGCTCACAACGAATGTTGAGGTAGTTGGAGGCTTCACCCAACAGCCCTCGGCGGTAATACCATTCAATGGTTTCAACTGTCAGATCCAATACCTTGGCCAGCTCTTCAACATCCAGACCATCGGTAAACTTGTAACGGTTCAGCAGCTTATACATTTCCGACAAGGTGGTTTCCTCCTCCCGGAGGCAACTGGGACAGGTTCCGCCACAATAGGTCTGGAAAGGCCGTTTACAATGCTGACAGACGACGATGTACTTCATTCCCATAGCACGATTACCGGATTCTGCTCTCTATTGAATACCATCGACAAAATTGACCAGAACTAAACCTATTGGATAGGAGTTTTACACTATTTCACGTTTTACGGAGTTCCCCCACCCTAACCCCCCCTTCGGGTACCCTTGCCCGTAAGACTCGCGGATGCTCGTCAACGGGCAAGCTGCTGCCGGGAGAGAGGATTTGATGGGAGCCCTTGTACATGCAACACCCTATGAATGGTGCCACATCGTGATCAGGAAAGGAGGGTTTCATGAATGATTTATACCGGATTTCGTTAACGTTTGTGACACCGCCAACCGGTGAAGAGGCCAAGACCTACCGGGCGGATCTAGTTCTTTTGTATCATTTTTTGCCCTTTCCACCGGATCCGGTGGATCGTTATCTGACAAACAGCATCCCGCACTTAACCTTGATATACGCCAACGACATCATTGTCGGGGCGTTTGTGCTGGTTTGCTGGAAGCGGACAGGCGAACTGAGCGGCGTGCTGCGTCCCGACCTGGAAACCATCTTTCCCGGCCGGGGGAAACGCCTGAAATTGAAGTTGTTCAGTATCGTACTGGATGCCATATTTGGTGGCGAGAACGCCAAAGAGAAACTCATCTGCAAGGTACCGCCTGAAAGTAAAAGCGGGCGGGGCTTTGCATGGATGTATGGATTCAAGAAACTGCCCAATACCGATAAAGGGCGTACCGTTTGGAAATTGGAGAAAAGAGACTATGAGCTTTGGAAGAGAAAAACAAAAAAATATGACCGCACGTGCCGTGACAGCGCCCTCCCAGTTTCAGGGCATTCACCGGTTTGATGTGGATCTCGGGGATTTAGCCTCGGCCAGTGCCCAGCGCAGTGGCAACCAAATCACCACGAGCAGCCGCTTAAGTGACGGGCTGCAATCCATCCAGAACCGTTCTTTGAGCGGCTTGTCCAACCATCTGAACTTTCTGGGCCAATCACCCAAAGACCAGCTGTTTGATTTGGACGCCGGAAACAACGGGTTTTTCAACCTGCAAAAGGAATTGAACCGTCGCGAGGAAGCCAACACGCTGGGGCAAGCCCAGAACCGTTTTTCGCAAGGCGGCTTGGAAAACTCCACGGTGCGGGGCGCGTTTGAAGGACAGCTTGCCCATGACAGCATCTTACGAGACTTGGCAACCCGACAGGCCGCCTTGTCCTTTCAAAACGAGCAGGCACTGGCCAACGCCGGGTTTCAGAACCAGGTGCTTCAAAATCTGGGGGCGTTGCAACAGTTTCCGCTGGTTCAGGCCAACGACAACCTGTTGAACGCCTATGGCGCCGTGGATGCTATGAACCGGCAAAATGCCGTGAACCAAACCAACACCCACCTGCAAAATGCAAGAATTGCGGCTGAGGAACAGATGGCGGCCAATCGCCTGATCGCTGCTTCAGCAAGTCCCTCCAGCTTTACCAATCCTTTGCTGCAAACATTGGGCAGCCAGCTGAGCCAGTTACTTCAGCCAACCAGACCCAGTATTGCCAACGATGCGTCTTATTTTCCGGCGCTTTATAATGCCGGCATCACCCATCCGGCACAGATGTTCATTCCGGCCTATCAACAGGCATTTTTAGGCCGACGGTTCTAAGCCAATGGATTTGGTAAACCGACTTATCCTGCTGGAGATGGCGGAACAGAACGAGGAACTTCAACAACTATTGTTGGAACGTTGCCGGCGGGATCCGCTGTACTGGTTGAACAGCTTCTGTTACACCTATGACCCCAGAAAAACCCTGCCGGATCTACCCTTTAACCTGTATCCATACCAGGAGCGCCTAGTCCGGGAACTGTGCCGGGCGATTCAGGACGGAGTGGATCTGGGAATTGAGAAATCACGGGACATGGGAGTGTCCTGGCTCATGATGCTGGTGTTTCAGTGGTACTGGCTGTTTCACCCGGGAAGTCACTTTCATGTGGGTTCCCGCAAGGAGCAGGAAGTGGACCGGGGTTATATTGATCCGGCAGAGACACTGTTCGGGAAATTTCGATACAACCTGATGATGATGCCCCCGTGGATGACACCTGCCGATTGGATGAAAAAAAGTCGAACCTTGTCGATGGAGAACCCCGAGAATGGGAATTTCCTGACGGGGGAATCGGTGAATCCGGCCTTCAGCCGGGGGAGTCGGAAGAAAGCAGTGGGATTTGACGAGTTTGCCTTTTGGGAGTGGGCAGACGCGGCCTATGCAAGCGCATCTCAGACCACCCCGTGCCGGATTGTGTGGTCTACTCCCTATGGGGAGACCAACAAGTTTGCCCAGTTGATGAATCACCCGAACAACGAGGAGAGGACGTTAGATGAGAAAGATACGGGTTCATTGGACGCTGCATCCGGAGAAGGATGACGCGTGGTATGAACAGCAACAAAAACGAATGACACCGGATGAGGTGGCACGCGAGCTGGATATTAACTACGCACTGTCTATGAGCGGGAAGGTGTTTTCGGCGTTTCGGGCACATCGGCATGTGAGCGCGGTTCCCATTCCTCTGGACCGGCGGTTGCCGGTGTATCGGGTATTTGATTTCGGCAAGCGCAACAACGCCACGCTGTATGCGCAGATTGATGAGGCCGGTCGGCTGCGGGTATTGCATGAGCGGGTGCTGGGAGACGAGCTGGACGGCAGTATTTGCGACAGCAGCATTGACGAGCAGATTGAAGTGGCCATGGCCGATAGCGCACGGTATTTTGAGGACTGTGAGTTTGTGGATATCTGCGATCCGGCAGGGGCCTACAAAAGCCACAATGCGGGGCCGGACATTGATGCGTTGTACAATGTGTTCGGGCAATGGCCCCGGTATGAAGCCATTCGGCAGATGCCTACCATCAAACGGAAACAGGCAGGCATCACGCTGGTGGATCAGGCGTTGCAGAAATCGCCCGGCGGAGACGAAGGATTTTTGATGTTCGTCTCGCCCGATGGGAGCCATGGATGCCCGGTACTCCTCAAGGCGTTTCAGGGGGGGTATCGTTACAAGCGGGATATTAACGGCAACGTGCTCTCACAGATCCATGAGGTACACCCCTATGAAGACGTGATGGATTGTCTGTTTTACCTGTTGATTGAGGCAGGAGGGGGATTGTCGGGGATGGATCCCCAAGCATTCAGGCCCCGGGAGAACAGGTTTGATGTGGTGGGGTATTGAGGGGGTTGACACCGCAAACTGTTATTGAAGGGAACTGTTGTTACACTGAGGGTGAACGGGTTAAAGGACAGATTGTTGATTTGATAATGAACACGATAGAAAAAAAATGGGGTGAGTCCCAAAATCAGGGACTCACCCCATAAAAAGAATATTAGAAAAAAGAAGTTTTAAGGGAAGTTATTTATGTCAGATTCAATAGTGCTTTCGGCACAGGATAATTTGGCTGTGAATTTGAATGAAACGCAGCGTAATATGCTTACACAGCAACTCAATCACCGGTGGTGTCAGGCCAGCGATCATCGGGTTCAGACCGGGGCGGTGGAAAACCATCGCCAGGGCTGGGATTTTTATCAGCGCAACAAACCCAGAGCGCAGGATCGCAGCGGGGCCAATACCCAGCAGACGGATGCCGCACAAACACAATCGGTCCCGCCACCATCCCTCCGACTGGGGATGATTCCTCGATCCATTGATGCGGTAAAAGCCCTGTTGATGAATTCGATTTTTCCGGCCGATGAGCGGTTCTTTCGAGGAACCCCCAAGAATATGCTCGCACGCGAGCATCAGGATTTGTATGAAACGTATTTGGCCCAGAATTTTGCGGAAGGTAATATTGTCCCGGAATTGGATAAATTGCTTCTCACACTCTGCATCGACGATGCTGCCTGCCTGGCGGTTCATTACCGGCGGAAAACTCAACCACGCATAACGTATGAACCGCCCAGGCTCTCTTTATCCGGTGTATCAATTCCGATGCCGATGCTGGGACTCCAGCGACGGGTGGAAGAAGATGCCGTGGCGTGGGAAGGGACCCAGGGCGAGGTGCTGGATTTTATGGATTGGCGTGTCGATCCGTTTGCAAAGAGTGCCGAGGATGCCTGGTTTATGCGGCGCTGGTACGAGCCGGTTTCTGCCGTGAAAGCCAAATTCGGATTGGATAATGTTTGTAGCTATCATCAGGCCTATGAAGAAGATGCCGTCGACAACATTAAACAGGAACTGGCCGGACGGAACATTCCTATTCCGTTTGACCAGGAACTTTCCGGCAAAGCCGAAGCCCTGATGATGGTGTGCTATGACGATTTTGAGATTGACGGTGCCATGTATAAAAACCACGTGGCGCTGACCGTCAACGGGAAGGATTTGGCCTGGTTTGGTCCCAATCCCTATGACCATGCGAAAAAGCCGTTTATTATCCATTCACTGTTTCCAATACCCAACCAGATTTTGGGAATGGGGTTGATTCGGCATGCGATCCCGTCAGCCGTTGTGATTGATACCGCCGTGGACAAGATCCTGAAAATTGCTACATGGGCGGCTGATCCGATTTTTGAAGTGGATCACACCGAAAAGGCCTTTCAGGGAAACCAGGTGGTTCGGCCAGGCCGGAAATATCCGGTGAAACGGCTGGGTGGATCCATTCGGCAGATTCCTGTGCAGACCGCCAATTTAAGTATTTTACTCAACATTATCGAACGTTGCGAAGAGAACATTCGGCAGGTAACGGGAGCTTCCCAGGTGTTTACCGGGGATGATCCCAAGACACCGGGGAATATTACGGCATTCCAGGTGGATCAGCATGTGCAGGGTGCTAACAGCAGGTTTCAGGCAATGATGGCAAACTTTAACAATGCCGTGCTGGAACCTCTATTGCGGATGGCATTTGAAAACGATCGCCAGTACAAATCCACTGACGAGTATCTGGAAGGGCTGGGGACATTGACGCCGGATCTGATCAAGCAACTGGATTTTCGCTGGGTAATTACCAGTACCCAGGCTGTCCACAGTCGGGGACGCCAACTGGCCAACATGCGAAACTTCCTGTTTGAACTGGTGCCGCAACTGTTAAGTGCCGGTATTCTGCATCTGCGACCCGAGACCGGAGAATTTGACGCACTGGCAGCCTTGCGGGCCATGGCCACCAAAGCCGGGTTCAACGATTTTGACAACTGGGTGAAACCCATGCCGGCCACATCGGGTTCAACCACTGTTCACACAACCAACGGGGGTATCAACCATCATGAGGGAATTCATGGATTATTCCACCTACCAGAACCTGCCAGCCCGGGAGGAAACGGCGCTGCTCAATGATTTGGGCAAGCACCCGGGCTATTCGATCCTGAAATTTAAAATGATGGATCAGTTGAGCCCGAATTTTGCCTTGACCGGAAAGGACCTGGAGATGGAACTCATCACCCAGGCTGCCATCCGAGAAGGTGTGGAACGGGTGTTTGATACCGTGGAAGCGGCAATGGATGAAGTGATTTAAGGCATGATCGCAAATGGTTGATATGGCAGGCTGTTATTGAAGGAAGCCATGGCTATACTGAGAGTGAACGGGTTAAAGAAAGGAAGGAATTCATGGATGTAAACAATCAACCGGAACAGATATCCGTATCAACGCATGGAGAGGGACTCCATCAGGAGAGCGTGAAGGAGAACGTCACGGATCAGCCGGACGTATCATCTACCAACATCGATGCTGAGAACCCGCTGGAGACCCAGGAAGATTTGGATCGGTTTTTAGAGGAATACCGGAAAACCTCTGAAACCAAAACACAACAGGATATGGAAGCTAAAGTGTTTGATAAGGACTCTTCTCATCCTTTTGAAAAAAATGATTCTGAAAAAACGGGGGGGCCAGTTCCGCAAGCTATTCAAGCAACAACACCGGCACCCACCCGAGTGATGCTTTTGGAAAAAACCACCGCTTATAATCAGCGAGTCGAGCAGCTAATGCAACAGGCTCAAACCGCACCGATGCCGAACGGACCATTGTATGAGCCTAACGGTAACAGCGTTTACACCATGGATGACCACAGTCTCAACAAGTATCTGATCGAATTGAAAGAGGCGGGCAGAACCTTTGAAGCCGGACGGGTTGAAAAAGCCCGGCAGGATTTTTTAGCGCAACAGGAAGCCATACAGGGACAGATTCAACATCTTTCGACAGAACATAAAAATCTGGAGATTCTTGAAAATGCCGCTGAATGGGAGGAAGTAGAAGCAGAATACCTGTACCAGATTCCCGGGCTCAAGCAATTTCTGCCCCAGGTGAGTGCGTTTATTGATCATCAGTTACAAACCAACCTGGCCTATGCCGCGGCAGCGGAAAACAAAATCGGGAAATTTCAGAAGGTCTATGAAGCCCTGTATCAACTGGGGATTCTCTCTTTTTTGAAAACCCAGACCAGTCAGACCAAGATTAAGTCACCTTCGGCACCGGATGCTCAGGCGGGTCGCAAGAAGGTGAAAACCACCATTGAGCCTGAGACTTTTACAAGGGAACAAATCGAGAGGATGTCGCTGGTCGAGTACCAACAGTATGAAGCCGCCATTGATAAGGCCCTTGCGGAAGGCAGAATTCAGTAAAGATAAAAGAAAACAGAAAGAAAGGTAACAGATGGCTAATAGTGTCGCAAATTTTATTCCCGAGGTGTGGAGTAAAAAGTTGCAAAAAAACTTTGACAGCAACGCCGTCTTCCCAAAACTCGTCAACCGGGATTTCGAGGGCGAGATTAAGAACGCCGGCGATGTTGTCCACATTCGATCCTTCGGAAACATCACCATTAATAACTATACCCGAAACACCGCCATCAATTTTGAGGATCTCTCCGATCCGATGGATGATTTGGTGATCGATCAACAAAAATACTTTGCGTTCAAGGTCGATGACCTTGACAAGGCGCAAACCAACATCAATATTCTGGAAGGTTATGTCAAGCGGGCGGCCGTCGCCATTCGCAACGTGGTGGACAAACGTCTCCACAGCCATTATGCGGATGTGAACGCCACCAATATTATCGGAACCTCCGGCTCGCCGATTACGCTGACAACGTCCAACGTTTATTCCTATCTCGTGGATCTGTCCAAGCTGATGGATGACGCCAATATCCCGACCGAGGGACGTCACCTTGTGGTGAATCCCGCCGTCAAGGGAATTTTGCTGAAATCCGAGGAATTTACCCGGGCCACGAGTCTGGGGGATCAGGTGATCACCAACGGAATGATCGGCAACGTGGCCGGATTGACCATCCACGTTTCCACCAACCTGAATAAGGTGAGTAACAACACGCCGTTGCTGGCCTTTACCCGGGACTTTATCACCTACGCGTCGCAAGTCGCAAAAATAGAACGGGTACGGCCTTCGGACATGTTCGCGGATGCGGTAAAAGGTCTGTACCTGTATGGCTCCAAGGTTGCCAGCAACCATAACAAGGCCGGCGCCATTCTGTGGGTGAGTAACAGCTGATGAGCAGCCACCATCGAGACCTGAGAGCGCGGGACCGTCAACTCGCCAAGCTGATTGCAACGGGAAAAACCTCGGACAACGTTCTGTGGCAGGTGACATCCCTGAACACCGGCGTCACCAACCTTGTGCCCGGATCCGTGATCAGCGGCTTTCTGGATGAAACCCGCTATGTCTGTAAACTTTACCGATCCAGGAAGAAACGCGGGACCTCATCCCAGACACATTCATAACGCATACCCCAACGCAGGCCGGGGTATCCATTCTACGCTTCTACCCCGGCCTTTTTTTCACTCATTGAGAATCGATTGAACAGAGAAGATCTCAGAAAAAACTTACAAAGGATATTCAGACCCCATGACTGTCACACTACTCGATGTCGTTCGGCGGATCTGCCGGAAAGTCGGATTGAATCCGACAGTGACGGATTTTTCCGATAACAATGAAACCAACGATCTGGTTCAAGACATTAACGAAGCCTATGAAGATCTGATTGCACGGCTGCCACAAAGTGTCACGTATCTTCAGGCATCGGGACAATTGATGACCACCAACACGATCAGGCTCTATAGCTTAAACAGTGATGCCATGCTATTAAAGCTGATGGAATACAGTATCCGGAACGCTACGGAAGACAACGAAACATTGCGTTTTTCAGAGTTGGAATCTATCCAGAAGTTGGATGCGGACTTTGAAACCGTGACGGGAAAACCTGCTTTTGTCTACCGAGAAGGAAATGAGTTAGGATTGTATCCCGTACCGGATGGTGTCTATACCATCACCTACCGGTATGCCCGGTTTCCCGCACGGTTGGATTCAGCAAGCGATATTTTTTTGTTGCCGGATCTCTGGGTGCGTTACATCGAACGTCGGGCACAGGCCGAGTATGAAAAGCGGAAAGGCTATGGACGCTATGAAATGACCGAGCGGCAAGCCCTTGAAATGCTGGCCGATATTATGGCGGATGCGGATCGGATGGATCCGGGATATTTCGTCTCGGAGGGATTTTAGATGGCAAGAAGTCAAAACGGTATCCGTCCCTTTTATTTTTTGTTTAATACCCGGGGCATGGATGAAAACGACGGTGTGTTTTTTCTGCAGCCGGATGCAGCTATTCTTATCCAGAACCTGCATGCCACCAAGCGCGGGCATTTTTCAAGCCATGCCCAGGGTAACAGCAATTTGACAAATCCGCTCGGAGGAGGGACGCGTATCGATGCCATGGGATATTTTCGAGACGACGATGGCACCGATTATTTGTTGTGTAGCGTGAATGGAGACATTCGACACATTCATCATGAGACCGGTGCGGATCTCGCCATCGTTTCCACAACACCGACCATAGGGAATTTCACGGACTTCCAAACCTTCAAGGGAGCCGTCTACATGGTTGAAGCGACGATAACGCCGGAACGATGGTTCGGCAGCGGAACGGCAGAGACCGTCAGCGGGATTCCATTAACGGTTGGTGCCGACATTTATGATAAGCCAAGCCTTGTCGAAACCTACGCCAATCGGCTGGTGTACGGAAACTTTCAGGGCGGCCAAAAATTTCCGGCACACATTGCCATCAGTGATACCCTGGCACCGGATACTTTTACGCTGGGACTCAATGATTCGGATGGGGCGGTGATTCAGATTAATCCCGGAGACGGGGAAGTGTTGACTGCCATGAAATCCATTTATGTGCCGGCATTGGATCAGAACTACCTGGTGTGCTGGAAGG